TATTGATTCAAATGATGGTGTTTTCATGTTCACTCCTCAAAGAAGTTAGAGTCAACGGCAACCAATCTTTTAGTTGGTCTACCTTTACCTCCAACTTTGATTTCTATCTCCTGGATCTCCCCAGCGTTTTTGAGCCGTTCTATAATCTCTTTTACTTCATATGACTTCATACTTCTGAATAGTTCGTGTCTATCTACTTCCCTTTTAGATATACCCTCTCCATTCCTAGATCTAATAAATGACAAGACTTGTTTGATCTTTGACTCTGTAGCAGAACTAGCAACCTTATCTCTGCAAGCCTCTATAAACATAAGGTCATAGTATCTAATGTAATCTATAGCCAATTTAGTTACGTCTGCGGTTATCTTCTTAGAATCGGCACTAGAAGCCAACGTACAAAGCAAAGATAACCTCATAGCCTTTTCTTTAGATCTACTGAGTAATGGTTCTAAATTATCTTTTTCTAATATGTCTTGTCGTTTGATTATCTCTCTTGCAAAGTCTTGTAGTAGTTCTTCTGATTGTCTATCAAACTCTAATACGGTTTGATTTATATCTAGTTCTGCATTTTCTCTTGATGCATCAGATAAAGTTCCTTTCATTCTGCGTACATAGTTCACCCAGTTAACTACATTCATAGGCGGTTCTGTATATTTCTTTAAATCTCCAACACGTCTTGGTTCGTTAGATTCAACCACAACGAAACGGTTTAAGAAGCCATCTGCTATTCTCCCGCTATTTAAGGCACCATAGAAGTTCTTAGGTACTGACAATCCAACTAATGTGATAGCTGGCTTATATGTCACCCTATTCATCATTTTCTCTTTATATTCTTCCTGTACGGCCATCAAAGAGTAGTTATCTGGTCGTAGAGTCCCATGGCACCTTCCCCAAGCCTCCATAAGCGTTTGTATGCCGTCTTCTTTGTTTGTGTTGCCTGCGTTACTAATAGCCTCTAATCGTTTCCCAAACTCATCCATAATCGTTATTTGGGTAGGTCTTATCTTCAAAACAGAATGTACGGCTCCGCTAGATGTATATCCGTCACCCACAACTAGCTTTTCTTGGTCTGAGGCATTCAGCACAGATTCAATAAATGTCTTTATGTTTTCCTTACCTTGTCCTGACTTTGCAACACCCATAAAGTACATACTTGAAAAGTTATTCATGTTGGTCCTGTATAAACGCCCACAGGTCACACTAGCTAATGCCAAAGCACCTACAAGTGATAATTCTGGTTGTGGCACTTGTGCAATATCCTCACAGAAATCAAACATGTTCTTCAGTAAACCAGGTGGTGAAAATAGATCTTCAGGTCGTTTAATGTTTTCAGTTGATTGTGTAAATAGGGGAGCTATCTGATTCTTTCGGTCATGTGTCTTTTTTACATTATCTACTACAGAATCAATCTCTTTTTGAGGTAATGGTGGGTTATTGTTCTTGTTCCAATTTTGTAGAAACACCCTAACAAATTCTAGGTTTACACTTTTAGATATAAGGTATCCAGCTATCCTAGCAGCTCCATCATTCCTAGATCCTTCCAAGACTCCATCTAATGAGAAGGGTGCCGTTTGTTTACTGCTCTCAACTTTAGGTACACCTGTTATCTGTAAGTATTCTTTTTCGGTAAAGTCTGGTAGATCTGTATAGTCATAGATCTTCCAATCTGGAATCATGACAGGCTTATATACCTGACCATTAGCATGACGGTTGTATGGAGCAATAATAAGGCCACCCACACCACGTATATCAATTAATCTTTCAATAGGAGTCGTGTTTGTTCGTCTTGTAGCAAACGTAGTGTAGTTTTCTGGGTTGTTATAGTAGTAATGCATACCCTTGCCTGTAATTACTTTATACGGGCAAGCTGGTAGGTTCTTCTCTACCCAATCCATAGCTTCAGGAGAATCTGCGTCAACAACAACAAACTTGCCACAGACTAAAGCTACTACTAGATTATCCCTATCTTTGAACCAAGACTCTACAAGTTCCCTTTCAGGTCTTGTTTCCTTATATTGTTCCCAGCCTTTTAAAAATGGTGGTGGTTTTTTATTAGATCTTTGTAACGGTACTACATTATATCCATCATCATAATAAGCCAGAGCAATATCCAAGGACGAGTCATCCTCGGTAATATTGAGCTGGAACATGCTATTCCTGCTCTAATATATCCGATATAGATCCGTAGATAGATTCAAAATCTAATCTTCCTTCAGTAGCCCTTATTATTTGTTTGGCTTGTGCTATTGACGGTTGCCTATATCCATACCTCCAGGATTTGCATGTTGCTTCTGAACAGTTGAAATCTTCTGCGGCTTTTCTATAACCAAGAAATTTAATGTAAACAGGTAACGTGTAATGATCTATTTTTCTTTCTTTGTGATTAGGTTGAACGCCCATCGTATCTAACTCCTTCAATTTATTTGTTGCTAAAGTTTTGGTCCTGAAATAATAATTTGCAAGCCAAGTTGTGTCGATTTGTTTTTTCATATACATCTCCTAAATAATATGATTTACATATTGTAGTTTCACAGGTTATAATTAGCAAGTTCATTTTTACACATATATAAGGAGGGTAGATTATGAGCTTAAAAGATAAGATAAAGACACCAGATAAAATGGTGGATCAACAAGGAGCAAAGCTTCTCATTTATGGTCAAGCGGGAGCCGGAAAAACATTCTCAACACAGAGTATGCCTGGCAACGTATTAGTCATAAGTGCGGAGGCTGGATTGCTTTCTATTAAAGATGCACCTAATGTGTCAGCTATCGAGGTTAAGAACTATGATGATCTTAGAGAGGTATATGCCGCTCTTGCATCTGGTGAATTATCCTATGATAGCGTATGTTTAGACTCAGTTTCAGAGATTTCAGAGATCTTACTGGTACATGAGAAAAGCAGAAATAAAGATGGAAGAATGGCTTACCAGAACGTAAGTGAAGCCGTTACAAGTCTTATGAGATCATTTAGGGATCTAGATATGCACGTATTATTTCTTTGCAAAGAAGGTAAAGATAATAATGATGGCGTGTTTTTCTTTGGTCCTAAAATGGCAAGTAAACCTCTAGGAGATGCAATCACGTATTTCTTTGACGAGGTTTTGGCCCTACGTATTATTGACGGTCAAGATGATGACGGTAATGCTGTAGCGGAAAGGTGGTTACAAACAAGGATAGGTCAAGGTTACACAGCCAAAGATCGTAGCGGTAAGCTAGAAGCCTTTGAGGACCCAAATCTAACTGCCCTAATTGAGAAGCTAGGGTTTTCTAATAAAATTGAAAATAAGGAGAGTGCGTAATGTCAGACTTTAATGATGTTGATTTTTTCGAGAATGCGGAGCAAATGGAATCGAGAGGTCCCGAGGTTGCTCCAACTGGTGTTTATGAGGCAAAGATAATTGCTGCTGAGAAGTATAAATCTAATAGCGGTAATTGGACTCAAAAAATTACCTTTCAAATTGATGGTGGTACATATCGCGATCATAATGAATGGTATAACTTGTGGTCTGCTAATGAAGATTCCAAAAGAATAGCGAGTGAGATATTTAGTCGTCTTGCTATTACTGTTGGATTCAAGAAGCTTCCGGATCTTGCAAATGAATTCATAGGCAAGCAACTTAGACTTGGACTCAAACAGGTTGAAGAAACCTGGGAGAATGACCAGAAAGAAAATGTTACTTCTTTAAAGACTAAGATTTTAAAGATGGAACCTTCAGAGATGAAACCTACACCAGTAGGTGATAAACCTCCCTTCTAAGTGTAGAAAAGAAAAAGGGGCTTTATGCCCCTTTTTTTTATCCTGGTTTTATTTACATATCTTTTAGATCGTCAATAGCCCAGTTCAGATATACAACGGCCTTCTCAAGATCCTGGATGTTAGATCCCTTGTGGTCTTCTCTCCATATATATTTAACTGCGTTGCCCTTACAGAAACCTTTGAACTCTTCTGCCGTAAGCATAGATCTCATAGCCTCTATATACTCTATCTCACCCCTAGTGTAGTGAGGTGGTTGGTTTACTAAATCTTCACTCATTTTATACCCCCTTACGCTAAACGAATTATTGCTTCGTTAACCTTTTCTGTTTGTTTTTTTTGATTTACATAATGTGGGTAAAGAAAATGTCTTCTTATGTAATGAGAAATACTATATGTTTCATTTAAACCTTCAATTCTCACGGTACTTAAAGTTTTACCTTTTCTTATTTCATCTCTTATCAAATCTAGATTTTTTTGTATTTCAACATCATCTAATGAAACAGACTTAACTTGATCCCCATTATTTTTATATTCAATAAGATCATGTGCAAGTAAATCTCTTATATGATTTGTTACTGAAGGTTTTGATCTGTTAACTATTTCACAAATCTCCTCTGTGGTTTTACCTAAATTTCTTAAATGTAAAATTATATGGTGTAAAGGTCTTAATTTGATTGATACTTTGTAGTTAAACAAAGGGTCTAAATCCTGATTCCATCTTTCCATTAAAGTTTCTTTTAGCACTTCACAACGTAAATTATAATTTTCTTGATTATAAAATTGATCGCGCCATTTAAAATATCTCAAGGTGCCGTAATGTTGTAATCCTATTTCAATTTCTTTTGCAATATTTTCTCTTAACACGCCGTATCTCTCTGTTGTTTTTTGTGTAGACTCTTTTACGTGCAATCCACGAGTTTTCAAAATTTTTAAAATTTGTCTTACACGTTCTCTTGAGATGTCGTATTGATTTGCGATAGATTGAAGTGTGGAGCTTGTATTATTATTCCATTCATCTAAAATTTGTTTATCTCTTATCTCTGAATTTTTTCGAGATTTTACTGGTACGTAGGTATTAGAATTTGTATTAGTTTCAGGTAATGACTTTAAAAAATTTATAAAATCATCATGCCCCTCTAACAACATTAATAATCTTATTAAAGTAGATCGTTGTTTTTCTTTTTTGAATAAGTGCCAATCTTGTAGTGTTAGCCAACTTACTTGATCTTCACATAATAATTGATAGATTTGTGTATTAGAACATCCAGATTCATTCAAAATTTTATATTTTTCATCTATCTGTTCCCTCAATATTCTTTCGCCGTCCTTCATAATTTCGGCTAGTTTTTTTATGTCATCTAACTTCACTACTCTTCCCCCCAACCTTTTAGATCTACGTTAACTATATTAGGTGAGTTGTATATGGTGGCTTCCTTACCGTTTAATACTGCGTTGTATTCACCCAGCAGATGCTCCAGCTTTAACCAGCCAGATGTCATGTCTTCATGTTTCATCTTGAAGATCTTACTTGCATACGGTTTCTTCTTTTCTTGTGCTACAAAGATAAAGTCAACCACATTAAACCCAGCTTTCTCATATCCGCGTTTATACCAAGCGGCTTGTAGCTCGTATTGGTACTTCCTAATGGATGATGTAAAGCCTCTAACAGAACAATCGGTAGTAGTCTTGTAATCAACCAGGATTATAGATTTCGGATCGCTAGATGGATCTAAGGGGTATCTAAGTACATCAGATTTAACTTTCAGTAATAGATCCTTTTCCCACCAAAAGATTGCTCTTTCAAACGGAGAGTTAAATACTTCTGGATATTCACCTTGTACTGCTGACAAATGTTTGTGTCCTTCTGGTATCAGAGCCTCTCGCATACTGTATACGGTTTCTTTATCCTTAGATGATATAACGGTTAGCCCTCTATCTTCATACTCCTTCTTTAGTTCTTTATTAGCGTTGGTGTATGGAGATCCACTTAGGCAAACTACATCATTAACAAAGGCCTCTTCTCCCTCAACAATCAAAGAATGTGCGGCGGTCCCAAACTTCATAGCTGGTGTTGTCTCGTTTTCTTCTTGAAATGCATGGAGCTGGCTTTGTCCAAACCTTCTTATGTTTGATGATGATACTCCTGGAGCTTCATGATAAAAGTTATGTTCCATATCTGGAAAGTAAACTGCGTCTCCCAAGACTACATGTTCTTGGTTTTCTAATATTTCT